TCCTTGCTTGTCTCAATCGCCTCGTTAAGCCAAAAGAAATCGGTTTCAATACCGTGTAGCTTCTGCGAGTCATCAAGCCCGTAGAACTCATAGGAAGAGCCGTAGTGTTGGTAGGTTAGTTCGCTCTTATTAAACGCTTCGTCCTTCCATTCATCAACGCTTTTAAACACCTTCTTAAACGTGTCAAGGACTGTCGGCTTAATCCACGTTCGTCTCCACCTTGCAATCGCGAATCTCTTCGGCTCTTCCGTACCAAGTAGGTAGAGTGCTTGACAGATTGACCACGTTTTACTGGAGCGGCTTCCACCCTCCAACACAATTCCCCGAACGGATTTATCATTAAGGGCTTTCCACAGGTCGTCAAATACTCCCGTTCCATTAATCAGCATTCGGTCGATGGATTACTATATCTATTCGGTCAGGCTTGCCACCGTTGATTGTCTGCTCAACTTCCTCTTTAGGCTTGCCATAGACCCTATCAAACAGAACGTCCAAGATATGAATAGAACCCTTGCTGAAGTCTCGCTGCGCCTTGTTCGCTATCAATGCAATCCAAAAGGGCAACTCGTCATTCTGAGCCAACTCAACCAACTCGCTTCGGGTCTTGCCAAGTATGTTCTTGATAATGTCCTGAGTTTGCGACTTGGATAGCTTCAAGTTGTGTTCTTGAAGGAAATGCTCTTCAATTACCTTGTTGATTCCTTTGGGTCTGCCGTTAGGGTTTCCGCTTTCGCCTTTCTTGAATGGTTTAAGGTTGTCGGGTGTTCCGCCTTCGTTCATTGTTTGTTCTCTGTTAAATGTTTAATTGAATCGCAAAAGAAGTGCCTCTGTGTTTTGCGGATTTAATCATTCCGGGATAAGACCGATTCAATCGTTTTATTGCTTTTTTTTCTTTTTCGATTCTTGCGCTATCACGACAACCTCCCTCCATTTGAGTATGTTCGTGTTGCAAAAATAAAACGTTAGACCTGACCGTTAAGCCTTTCTCTTTCAGATGCCTAAGTGTTAACTCGTAATCTTCCTTAACTTCGTAAGATTCATCGAAATAATACTCGCCATCATTTATTACACCCATACAAGAGCCGAGACAAATACCATTAAACAGATAAGGATTCCAGCTATAATTGGTTAAGTTGTTTCCCACCGTGAAGAAGCCGCATATTTTAGAGTTCATTTGGTTACATACTTCGAAAAGTTTAACCATTTCTTCAATGTAGATTAATTCTTCAGTTATACGCTTAACCTTGTAAGACGTTTCTGTTCTTTGAACGTAGCCCCCATATTGAAGGTCGTCATCAATAAAAAAAACATTGCAATTGCAGTTCTTCAGAATCCAGTTTCGAGTTTGCGTTATACCTTTAATGTCAGAAGGTACTCCAATTATTTTGTTGGGTAGTATCGAATAGCTTTCTACTTCAGATTCGGGAACGTATATGTTTGCGCTTTTAAACACCTTATGAGATGTCATTAAGTGCGCTCTTCCTTTTGATGGTATTGCTATATTAAATTCCAAGACGTTCCTTAAATGTTTGAAGATTAAACACTCTTTCTAAACCAGTAGTTGCTTTGTCGCTTGTGCTTCCAACTTTACAACCTCCTTGTCTTACCGTTTTACATTTGAATATTGATCTTAATTCTTCCCATTCTTCACTTTCTGAGTTTGCACATATTATTACATATTCTTGTTTCGGTATTACTTGGAGCGACTTGTCTATTTTAATGTCGTCACCCTCTTTTGAAGCATCAATTTCTCGTTCAACAGAAGGCACGTCTAACCCCCACTCCGTTAACTCTTCAGCGTTCCAAGTGTTCGCCAATTCATCCCAATCCCACTCACCATACCCTACGTTGTCCTTGATAATAAATTCCCTTTGCTGCTCCTCTGACCAGTCAACTATCTCAACGGGTACTTCCTTCCATCCAGCCTCTTGCATTGCCTTGAGTCGCATATTGCCACCAAGCGCAACCATGTCTTTGTTGACCACAATCGGGCGAGCGTTCGCCATCTCAGGAAAGTCTTTGAGGCTTTGAACAAGCTTCTTGAACTTCTCCTCCTTAATGTAACGGGGGTTGTCCTCGTTAGGTCTAACCTTACTTATTGCTATATATTCCATTCTTGTAGTTGCTTAGTGCTTCCTGTGATGTCTTGCCCGATGCCTTCTTGCAAGGGTCTCCGCTCCAATATGCATCTGCCATATCACGATGGAAGCAATAGAAGTCCATCGTGTAAGTATTTTGGGTGATGTAAAGCCCGTAGTTTTCATGCTGCTCGTTCTGTTTCATTTTCGTTTCCTTGTCTTGGGTGAGTAGTCTAGATAAAAGTTCAGTAGCGACATACTCATCACCTGTGGGCTTCTGCCACATGAGAAGCAAACCTTCGCTTTTGGGTCGATATAACTTAACGCCTGTTGATACAATGCTTGCTCCTCTCGTGTTACTCTTCCAGCAAATTCGCCAGCTTGTAGCTTGATTATGTTATCAAGTCTCTCAGCTATAAATAGCAAAACTTCGTTTTTGTCCATGGTCTTTGTTTTCGTTGTGTCTGATTGGTTACGCTATCGCCTTGAATTGCCTTTAACTTCTCGTTTGTGATTCCTTAAACTTCAAACCTCCACATCAAACGCTCAACCAATACCGCTATCAGTCCAGTCTGCAAAGCCGTCAACGGGTCGGTTGCTCCAAACATAGCACCGAACCAAAATGACAAACACAATCGACAGTCGAAGGGTTTGATTCTAGTCAAGTCGTGCGCGTTAATCCATTTCTTAATCTTGATGTCTAGTTCAAATACGTCTATCCAAACGAATGCCAGCATTGCCCCGGACAAGGCGTTCCAAATGTATTCCATAGTAGTTATTTTTAAGTGTTTCTAATGCGCGTTTAACGGAGTTACCTATTGACTTAAAAGGGATGTCAACCTTTGCAGCCACCTTTCGATAGCTTCCTTCTTCCAGCCACATTTCTAAAATCTTTCGGTCGTACCAATGTAACTCTTCAATCAAGGTTTCCAAAAGCTGAATGTCGTCTTCCTTCTCTTGGTCGTATTCTTCTCGGTCGTAATCTATCTGTTCGTAGTTGTGGAGGTTGTAAAGTTTGGAAAAGCTAGAGCGCGGAGATGTTGCCATATTGAGCATCGTTCGTACCACATAGAACCGAAGATAACCGCCCTCGTTTATTTGCTCCCACTTGTCGTCAGGCATCTCCATTATAACCAAAGCCACCTCTTGAATGAGGTCGTCAGGTACTGAGCAAATCTTCTGCGCCAGTTCACGGAGTTCTTCGTCTCCGAGCAAATCAATTACTGCCTTGTCTTTCACGCTGCAATGTAATTAAACTTTCTTAGCTTGTTAGGTTTTCCATTAATTAATTAACCAATGCTTTATGCAAGTGTGGCTGAGGTGGTTTACTTAAGTTCAGTTCTAGGAAATCCCCACCTTCGCAAAGCCACGGGTTATGCGATATTTTAAGACAGCACTCCGAATGATTTTAAGCATTCAAAAACAGACTTTAAATTAAAAGCAGTTCCGCCTATCCCATAATGATTGTATTTCATTCCGCATCTAAAATGCAAGTCTTCTGTAATTTCAATCTGAGCCATTTCGCCAGTAATTGTCCACCGTTCTTCATCCCATTCATGTTTTATTTGGTCGTAAAATTCGTCAAACTTTAAAACATCACCTTCACGTTCATTCATTTGACTATGCCAACCCATCGCAGCACAATACAACTGCTTTATCTGCTTTTCATTTAAGTCTTTTATTTTCATTTTTTCAATTTTAATTTGTGAATAAAAACATCGCATAACACGGGTTTGGCAAAAGTGGGCAGACACATTCTGCTAAAATTGAGCATCCTACAAGCCCACCTTCGCAAAGCCAACCGTTACCAGCAATGCCAGCGACCGTGCTAAAACAACCGTAATTGTGATTTAAAGTCATTAAAACGCTTTTCTTGTTTCTCATAATATTCCGCATCAATTTCAAATCCTGTAAAGGCAAAATGCAATTCATTACAGGCAATTCTACTGCTTCCGCTTCCAACGTGGGTATCTAAAA